GTTTAGTAGTAATGAACATCCGATTGAAGAGTTTGCAAAAATACTTTACACTCTTGCACTAGATATATTTAATGCAGAGAATACAAAAATGATTATTGAATACAATACATATGGAAGTATATTGATTCAATATTTAAGTACAGTATTTCCAGGACGTAATGATTTTGAAGATGAGATGCTATTAAGATTTAAACACAGACATGACTCTAGAACCTTGAAACCAGGGATCAGATTAAAGAGTGATAACAAATCTGTATTTTGTCAGAATCTTAAGAAACAATTAGAAACTAATAGAATGAAAATCAACGATGTTGAGACAGTTCATGAAGCAAGTTTATTTGGAGTATTAAAGAATAGTAGTTACGGAGCTCAAATGGGTAAAGATGATAAAATCATGACATGTGTTACGGTGACTGAATTTTTTGGCACAACGGACTATGCAGATTACATTGAAGAACTATTAGATATTATACCAGAAGAAACCGTTAAACAAATGGAAAAAGTCTTATATAAAGAAAGTGATGTGCAGGGAGATCTACAGTTCGATATTTACGATTTACTGTAATATTCACCAGATAATAAAGATATATAATAAAAGAAAAAAAAACAAAAATATAATACTATGGCACTAAGTCCTAATTTATTACAATTTAAATCAAGTGGAGTATACCGTTTAGAATTTGACAAGTCTCAGACTGCAGATATTAACGTTGAAACACTTAGATTAGTTACAGGTCACTCAAGAAAAGGACCTTATAACACACCAGTTTTAATTTCAAGCGTTGAAGATTTTACTAACGTATTCGGATCGATTGATAAAAAACTAGAAAAGAGAGGAATGTTCTTCCACAGATCAGCTTTAGAAGCTCTTTCAAGAGGACCAATCTTAGCTTTAAACTTAAACAAATTCGACGAAACTGATAAATCATTTTATGCATCACCAGTAACTAACGGTTCTGTTGATTCAATCGTAGCAGCTGATGGATCTAAAGAATATTCAAAGTTTTTCAATACTGATAAATTCGCAGTACCATCTGATGAAGCAGTTTTAAACGAACTTACAGTAGACTCAGATCACTTATTCCATTTTGTTAATATCAAACAAAGCGGTATCACTATTATTGTTAGACAAGCACAAGATGTTAAAGAATTTCAAATCATCGCAAGAGAATGGTATGGAGAAGGTAATGTACCAGAATTCATGAATGACTTTGATTATGTATCAGATTACATGGTTGATGTATTTGTATTCAAAGGAGAGTTTGATGCAGCTAAAATGCAAAATGATCCAGTATATGGAGAATACTTTAACGAGAATGGATTAAACAAAGAATTATTAGGTCAGTTCGCTAACTTAAGACAAGTTAATTTAGAAGCACAATACACAGGATCTTTAATCCCAGGATTTAAAGATTTAGAAGGAAGAAGCTTATACATTGAATCAATGATTAACAATGAAGCAAGAAAAACAGGCTTATTCTGTGCGATTGATGAAGATAAAGTATTAGAAGGAGATGTAGACTTAGTAGGTCACTCGTATGACGCTGATCAAGATTATGAATTACTATCACACGTAGTAGGTCAGAATGTAGTAGAAAGCTCGGTAGTATTACCAGCAACTAAAACAATTACATTAGACGTAACAGGAGAAGTACTAACATTCGATTATAATGCAACTTCAGCTTTAGCAGTTGGTGATTTTTTACAAGCAGCAACTAGCGGAGAATATGTTGAAATTTTATCTTCAGTATATGATCAAGGAGCAACAGCTGTAACATGTGATGGAGTTATTAACTCAAGTTATGTTTTAACTGGAAATACTCCAGCAGCTTATCAAGCAGAAGTATTAGAAGTAACTGCTACACAGCAGAATATTGATGATGGAGATCTAACAGCAATTGATGGTCCACAAGCTGGAGCACCAGCTGCTGCATTAACAGATATTATGGTAGTTGCAGTTCCTGAACAACTAGAAGTATTAGCTACAGAGTTTAGCGTATTCGAAGTTTCTCAATCAAGGGTAATTGCAGAAGAATTTACAGGAGCTACTTACGCTGCTGCAGGTTCTTTATTTACTTTAACATATGCATCTGCACCAGATTCTATCAGCATTTCAGCTGGAGATTATGTACAAGCAGACGCAGCCGGTAGATTAGCTAAAGTTAAAAGAATTGCTAAAGACGGAAACGTTTATCAAGTATACTGTGATGTTACAGTTGCATCAGCATGGGCTGGAGAATATGTAAAATCTTTTGAAAATGCATCGTCACACTATAAGACATTCCCATTATCAGGAGCAGTTTTAAAAGAACAAACTATCAAATCAGCATTAGATGCTGTAAGAGGAGGAACAGGATTACATATCGGATTAATTGATAAAGATTTAATCGACTTTAGATATGTTGTTGATACTTTTACATCTTTCGATGCACTTGATGGTTTACAAAATAAATCGCAATTAGCAGAATTAGCAAAAGCAAGACAAAATGCATCTGCTATTTTAAATGCACCTACAGTTGCAGACTTTAAGAAATCAACTAACCCATCGTTTACAAACGCTGCCGGAGAATTTAAAGTAGAATACATTGCACAAGGAGGAAACTTAGATAAAAATCCAACAAAAACATACTTCTTACCAGGAATCACAGAAGGAGCAAATTACGCATTCTACTACGGACCAGGTTTATTAGTATCAGATAACGGAAAAGATTTAATCGTTCCACCAGCAGCTAATGTATCGAACAATTTCTTAGACAAATACACAAGCGCCCAACCATGGTCGATCGTTGCAGGTCCAAGAAGAGGAGTTGTAGGAGGATCAGGATTAAAAGGAGCAGAATATGCTTTTGATAAATCTGATAGAGATGTATTAGAGCCTTTCGGAATCAATCCAATTGTATTCCAAAGAGGAGTAGGTCTTACGATCTTAGGAAATAAAACGGCACAACAGTCTGTTAAATCAGCGCTTTCTTCAGCTCACGTTAGAGAAGCTCTTATTTACATTCAAGATGGTATCGCAGATATTCTTAAAGGATACGTATTTGAATTTAACAATACACAAACTAGATTAGAAATCAAAACTTTAGCAGATTCATTTATGGAATCAGTAAAGGCAGACGGTGGAGTTTATGAATTCAAAAATGTTATGGATCAATCAAACAACACTGATGACGTAATTGATAACAACTTCGGTATTATAGATACTTATGTTGAACCAGTTAAAGGATTAGAAATAGTTGTACACAGAACTACAGTTTTAAATACTGGTGAAATTTCAACAGGGAACTTTAGTTAATCAGATATATAAAAAAATAAAAACAATATAAAAATGGCTTTACCACATTATTCACAAGATCAAACTAGCAGAAGCGGTAGACAATTCGAACCAGTTCAAGCGAACTTATTTGAAGTAACGATTTTACCTCCAGCAGGAGTAGCGGACGCACCGTTAATGATTCAACATGTAAACTCTATTTCAGGTTTAGAATTGTATAAACCAGTTGCTGCAGTTGAGCAAAAATACAAATTTTCAACACGTTCATTCGCAGGAATGCCAGATGCAACTACATTAGAAGTTGGTATTAATTTCTCATTAAACTTAAACGATGCTAATCAAGCATACCTTTACAAAGCAATGAGACAATGGTACAATAACCAGTATGATCCTCAAACAGGACAAATGGGACTTAAAAAAGATTACGTAGGTACTATCGTTGTTGTACAGTTCAATAGAGCTGGAGACATTTATAGAACAGTAACTTTAGAAGATTGTTTCATTACTTCTGGTTTACCTTTCACTAACGATTTAAGTTATGAAACTACTGAAGCCCAGGCTTTAGAAGTTACATGGAGATGTGATACGTTTAAAGAGGTTTTAGCTTAGTAGATACTTTATAATAGGGGATTCCTGAAAAAAAGGTTTCCCCTATTTTTATGAAACAAAAATATAATATGTTGATATAATAATAACAAATGGATAAACTGACAAAAAAGTTACAAGTTCTTCTATCTGAAGGTGAAGTAACATCAATAAACAGGATTATCTTAAATGAAGCAATTGAAAACGGAGAAAGACCAGTATCGATATCAGCATTCATTAGAGATATAATCCGCAAAGAAATTGAATTGAAAGCAGATTCAATAGTAGAATGGAATAAAGATAATATTAAGAAACTTAAAAAGAAGTAATAAATGAGCGATCAACATCAAGACGAAGTAAACTTAAACGATGCTTATAAAAACATCGTAGAAAATCAAGAAAATTCAGAAGCTAACGAGCCAGTAAATTTAGGATCTGTTAACATGGAAAGATATAATACACAAAAAGCACAAGATGCTGATGTGCATTTAGGATATCATGCAATAGATGAAAAAGGACTTCCATCTGGCGGAAGATTTTACCCAGAAGATGCAAAAATTAGTGTTAGAGCAGCAAAGGTTGGAGAGATTAGAAACTTTTCAATTGTAGATGAAACTAACCTAGTTGATATGGAAGAAAAGTTAAACTATATCGTAAAGAATTGTGTAAGAATAACATCCGGTAAAAAGAAGTTATCATACAAGGATATTCTTGAAGAAGATAGATTTTATATTCTTTTATCTATTAGAGATTTAACATTCCCAGAACCTGAGAATAAGTTAATGACACAGGCAAGAGATAAAGACGGTTTAGAATTTGATGTTGAAATTTCTGCTAAATATTTCCAATTATCATTAATACCCGCAGATATTGAAAAGTATTACTCACACGAGTCTCGATCTTTTTTGATTGAAACAAAATCATTTGGAACTATCGAAATGGCACCACCAACTATCGGTATCATGGAAACAGTTACAGACTATATTAAAACAAAACAAATTAATGGAGGTCAATGGGACCAGGCATTCTTACAAATCTTACCATATATCCAACAGGATTGGAGAGGATTTAATGAAAGATCAATTTTCCAAGGTGAAATAGATTTCCAAGGATGGAGTGAAAGAAAATACATGTTGGTTTACCGACTTGCTGAGAAAATGCGAGTAGGTATTAAACCTGAAATGCTGGTACAGCACGAGGATGGGGAGGTCCTCGTACCTATTAATTTTCGTGACGGACTCAAATCTCTTTTCATTATTTCGGATATCACTGGAGAACTTCTTTAAGACAAAGTTCTATATGATATACCATTTAAAATTACAGCCTTCAGAGATTGAAGCTTTAGATTATTATGAGTACTGGTATTATATCAAAGATCTTTCAGATGTCCTTAAGAAACAAAACTCTGAGAATTCTGATCAAACTGATCAAATGGAAGCGATGAAAAAAGGAATGCCGAGCATTAAAACACCAAAAATGCCAAGCATGAAAACTCCTAAAATGTCACTGCCAAAAATTTAATATATAGTATATAAAAATATTAAGTGTAATTTTGAATTTAAACTCACCATTTGAAAAACTTTCAATAGAAAATCAGCAAAGAACAGTAGCAGCCGTGGAAATCACGGCTACTTCTGTTTCGCCTGGTGGCCATATGTTTGGTATATTTACCGACATGCTTTCTACTCTAAAAAGAATAGAAAAAAACACAGCTAAAGGAAAAGGTTCTGATAGATCAGGTGGAACTGGTGTTGGATCTGCAATACTTATGAGTATTATTGGTGCAAAGGCTCTTACCGGCATAGGTAAAGGATTAGCAATAATAGCAGATGCAGTTAATAAATTTGGAGGAAAACCAAAGGAAGTCAAGGAAAAACTAGAGGCAGTTGCAGCAGGAATAAACGCAATGACTCAAATTGGACCATCGGTTGTTAAATTTGCAGGCTATTTATTACTAGCGACACCCATGTTAATTGTAGGCGCAATTGCAGCTCCATTATTTGCAGTATCTCTATTAGTTATTACAGGTGCTTTAATGCTAGCTTCAAAGCCTCTTAGTGATAAAAAGACACTGGACGCACTAACAGCGCTAGGTGGTATTGGAAAATCTATATTTATGTTTGGTGCTTTATTAGCGCTTTCATTATTAGTATATCCATTTGCATTAGTAGCATTACCTATGGTTGCGTTGGTAGTTCTAGGAGTTGGTGTGGTATTTTCCTTATTAGATAAACTTGGAATAACAGATTCAATAGAAGATACTGCTAAGGCGCTAGCGTTTGCTGGTTTAGCAATAATAGCTCTTGGAGGTTCTATCGCGCTATTTTCAGTGTTAATGTCAACAATTTCTAACCCAATGGAATCGATTTTAATATTAGGAGCGACTGTATTAGGTGTTTCGCTTGCATTTGGAATAGCTGGTATGTTTTGGGGATCAATAGCTAAAGGTGCGATTGCAGTAGGACTGGCAACAATACCTATAATGCTACTAGGTTATGGTGTTTCTATATTTGCGAAAGCAGTTTCGCCAAACAAAGCAGGTTGGATTACACTAGCACAAATAGGTGCTGCAATAGTTGGAGTAGCAGCTTCTATGTCCCTTGCTGGATTAGCTGCCCCTTTTATATTACCGGGAGCTATCGCAATGGTAGTTTCTGGTTTAGCTCTTATAACAGTTGCAGCAGGATTAGCTGCCTTTGGCGACTTATTTAACGGAGGCGGAATGGAAGAAATGCTAGCAGATTCCGGTCACGTTACTGAAGGATTTCTTGGATTTGGAGCTGGTAGGATGATGTCAAATATGGAATGGGCAATGTTATCCGTTGCCAGATCATTTACATTACCGTTAAGATCAATTGCAAGTATGTATGCTAGTGCTCCTGCATTAATTTTAGCAGGTTCAGCAATGCTAAGCATATCTAAAGGAGTTAAAGCCATTCAAGCTCTAAATATTGATTATAAAACTGTACCAGATAATATATCAAAACTAATAACAGCAGTTGCAACTCCGTTCGCAGATTTTGGTAAAGATGCTGGAGCAGGGGGACGCAAATCATTATACAATAGAATCTTCGGAGGAGGAAGTCAAAGTGCATTAGCTGATGGTATTTCATCGGTTATGGGAATTGGTGATGCACTTACATCAATCGCAGAAGGTACTCAGGCAATGGTTAATTTAAAGTTCCCAATATATAAAGGAACAAAAATTGTCGGATACAATACACTACAAAACGGATTTGAAGATAAAATAACAACCAACTTAAAAATGATAGTTAATGCGGTTGTTGCGCCTTTCGCGGAAATTGGATCAGATCCAATGATGGGTAAGGGCGGAAGAGCAGGATTCTTCCAAAGATTGACAGGCTCTGGTGGTCAAAGTCCCGTAGCTGATGGTATTTCTGCAGTTCAAGGAATTGGTAGTGCTTTAACCGGAATTGCTGAAGGAGTTCAAGCAATGGCTAATTTAACATTCCCGATATATAACGCAAAAGGTAAAAAAATAGGAGTGAGGACAATTAAACCTAAGGACTTAACCTCAGTTGGTATTAATTTAGAAAATATTGTAAAATCTTTAACATCCACATTTGCTATAATAGGTAAAAATCCAGATGCAGAAACAACATGGTGGGGTGGAAATAGTAAAATTCAAACCGGTATTGAATTAGTAGCTGGAATGGGAAAACCTCTTTCAGATATAGCAGGGGCCGTTAAAACATTCGCAAGTGAGAATGTTGATGTTGATGTAGTTTCTCTTAAAATAAAGAGAATGATTAAAGCTCTTACACGTGCTTTTTCAGGTAAAAATATAGAAATCAGCAAAGTTTCATTACTAGGTCTTTCAAAAACAGCGCGATACCTTAAAGAAATAGCAAAATCGGCTGATGGATTTCAAAAATATACAGATTCATTCACGAAATATGTTACAGACTTTATCAGGTATAAAGACGCTGTAAATGATTTTGATCATAAAAATCTTAAATTAACTACGGATATGTTCCAAGGGTTATCTTATCTTGCTAAAACTGAAGATGCAATCGGGGATATGTCAGATCAATTAACTTCCGCAATAGAAAAACTATCTGAAATGATTAGTAATCTAGGTGGTAATATTTCTAGTGCAAATTCCGCTACAACAGCAGCTGCACCTACTGGTGGTGCAACTACAACGACATCTCCATCTAGAAATAATAAAGTACAACAGATAGATATTACACCAATTGTTGCTGCAATCCAAGAATTAGAAGACAGATTAAACAGACCATTAAGAGTTCAAGAAATTTAATCTGAAACTTTTTTAAAATATCGAATATAATTTTAAACAATAAATATGTTCGATATGATAATCAACTTAATTTTAATATTTTTAGTAGGTGTAAACTTCTACATCGATAATAAAAATAGAAAATCTTACCAAACCAGGGTAAATGCACTACAGTCTGATCTTGATGCAACGCAACATGTGCTTTATGATGTTTCAAATCAATTAAAAGATCAGTCAATAGAACCAAATCCGGTTACCGAGAGTGATTTTCAAATTGTTGCATCTAATTTAGAATCAGCACAGGATCGTTTAGCTGAATTA